CAAAGGCAAGCTCCGTCATGCGCTTAACAGCCAGTTTCTGCAACCCCAAGGTTATGCGGGTCATTTTGATAACTTCTCCTTTTTTACTAACCCTGTCGCGATAGTTCTTATCGGTCATTACCGGGTGTAACTTCGGGTCATACTCTTTTTTTAATTTAGACCAAGAGGGAACAATCACAGTTTTCATTTTCAATTCAGTGATAACCTCGTCAGGCCTGCGCCCGCTTTCAATAATTTCATCTATCGTCTTCATGTCAAATAAATATTAATACAGTTCATCTTCTAAATCATCCTCATAGTTCCTCTCTTCAACTACGGCTTTCGCCGGATAGAAAGTATTGGCAAGGGCATCGAACTCGTCAGGAGAGAAGCCCAATCGTGCTTTTACATCTTCTTTTGGTTCAATGATTATCTTTCCGTCACTTCTAAAGCTCCATTTTATTTCTGTCGCTTCTTCCGCGAGCGTTCCGCCGGGAGGAAGCATGGCTCCCGTATTGTTGTCTGGGTTCAGCCAGTCACGAACACACCAATACAGATATGATTTCATGTTGGCAAACTTGTATTGCCCGGTTATGTCCGTCAAGTCTTTTCCTGATTTCGTCTTTGCTCCTTCGCTGTATTTACAACTAACCA